CTACTATTTCAGTTGATAATGCAGTTATTCCAGCCACTGTTGGTAACTATGTTTTAGTTACTAATATTAATGGTGCTCCAGGATTAAACACTCTAAAACAAGTCACTCTTTATAATAGAGTTACTGCTTCAGTTGGAACAATTCCATCTGGTGGGACTGCAGTTGGTACTGCTCGTGTTCGTTTTATGGAATATCATAATGGAACAATTGGTGCACAAACTGCTATTTACAAATTAGGTTTGTTTGATGTTCAGATGACTGCTGGATATGACTTTAATAGAGATGTTAAATCAGTTTACCATGTTGGCTCTAGTGCCGATGCAAACTTAAACTTTACTGCTGATATTGAATCTACAACTGCAGTTGGTTCTGGAACATTAATTCGTTTAATCGGTTCAGCAACTGCATCAGCTTCTACTACAATTACTGGTACTGGAACTTCTTTCCAAACTGATCTTAAAGTTGGTGATTATATTTTCTTAGGTACTACTCTAAGAAGAGTTACAGCAATTGCTTCTCAAATATCTTTAACAGTAGATTCTTCAACTTCAGTTACTGGTGTGACTATTGACAGAGTTGAAACGCAAATTTACGAACCAGAAAACACTTCTTTATTATTCCCATTTCCATATTATGCTATTGAAAGTATAAGCGATACAGTTTATACAGTATATGAAACATTCACTGGTAGTGTATCTGCTGGATCATTTACTATAACAACTTCTTCTGGAACTATGGCTTCTGCAGCGGATCAAGATAACTATACTGTTATTGATACTGATGCTACTAGTGGCGGAGCAATTGTTGCTGCGTCTGCAACCCCATCTGGATCTAGTGCAACTATTTCTGTTAGTACAGCATTAAATGGTAGAACTGTTTTTGCTATTGCTGCAGTAAATAAGAGTGGTTCATCGTTAACTAAGAAAACCAAAATATTAGTTCCTAATGCAACTAAGACTTTTACTACTCAAGCAACTGCTCAGGTAACTGAACTTAAACTTGGTAAAGGGGATGGTTATCGTTTAATTTCTGTCAAGATGAAATCTGGAACATTTGCATCTCCAGGTGCTTCTTACTCTATCGATATTTCAGATCGTTTTATCTGGGATGATGGTCAAAGATCTACTCACTATGATCAAGCAAGATTAATTCTTAAAAATTCATATGCTCCACCAGAAGCACCAATTGAAGTAACATTCGACTATTTTACTCATGGATCTGGAGATTATTTCACTAAAGATTCATATGTTGATCAAGTTGAATATTCAGCAATTCCATATTTTCAAGGTATTGCTTTAAGAGATGTTATTGACTTTAGACCAAAAATTGATGACGAAGGTACAGGTTTCACTGGAACAAATCCTTCTGTAACATTATTACCAAAGCGTGGTATTGATATCATAACTGATTTTTCATACTACCTAGCAAGAAAAACTAAGATTGCTGTAGACTTTAGTGGTAACTTCTTTGCTATTGATGGTGTTCCATCTTTAAATCCAGGTGAACCTTTAGATCCAACTCTTGGTTTGGTTCTTTATAATTTAACATTAGAACCATATACATTTGGAACTCTAAACAATAATGTTCAGATTAATAGAATCGACAATAAACGATACACTATGCGTGATATCGGCAAACTTGAAAAACGAATTGATAATTTAGAATACTATACTTCACTATCTTTATTAGAACAACAAACAGAGTCTTTAAACATTGTAGATGCTTCTGGTTTAGACAGATTTAAAAATGGATTTATTGTAGATAATTTCGCTGGGCATAACACAGGAGATACTGCATCTCCTGACTACTTGTGTTCTATCGATATGGAACGAGGAGAACTTCGTCCATTCTATACAATGCAGAATGTTAATTTAGTTGAGTCTGTTTCTTCCGATAGCAGTCGAACTTCAGCTGGTTACAAATTATACGGTGATGTTATTACATTACCAGTAGTTGATCATCTTCCTGTTGTCAAACAGGCATATGCTTCTCGTTTAGAAAATATTAATCCATTTGCGGTATTCACTTTCCTTGGTGATGTTAAAATTAACCCATCTTCAGATGATTGGTTTGAAACGGATCGTCGTCCAGATATTGTTGTTGATATAGAAGGTAATTTTAACACAATTAAAAACCTTGCTGAAAAAGCTGGTGTTCTTGGTACTGTTTGGAATGCGTGGCAAACACAGTGGACTGGTGCACCTATTAGCACTGGCAGTATTAAATATACAACTGGTGGAAACTGGGCATCTCGCATGGGAGATGTTTATCTATCTCAAGCAGAATTACAAGCAAAATTTGGTATTACATCATGGGGTAATGCTCGCCAAATCACAGTTGAAACTACTGCTCAACAGGTTGGTAGAAATAGAACTGGTATTAAAACCAGCGTTGTTGAAAAAATTGATAGACAAGTTGTTGGAGATCGTGTTCTATCGACTGCAGCTATTCCTTATATTCGTTCAAGAAACATTCTTGTTCAAATTCAAAAACTAAAACCAAATACTCGATTCTATCCATTCTTTGATGGTATTGATATTTCTGCTTATTGTACACCAGCTACTAAAATTGCTTATACTCCAGCTGGTGATGACGATGCTGCAAAATTGGTTACACATAATAAGTTTAATACTGAGACTAATGTTGGTTCTAATGCAACTGCAACTACTCGACAAATTAATGGCGACAGCCAAGTGTGTTTAAATCGTGGTGATGCTATTACTGGTGGCACATCTGGTGCAACTGCAGTTGTTGTTGGTAAAGAATATAACATCGATGATGATACATACGCTTTGTTTGTATCTAATGTTATAGGAACATTTTCTACCACAGAAACTATTACAGCATCTAACATATTAGGTTATGCAACTGCTGCTAGTGGAACTGTTGGAACAGTTACTACTAAAGCGTTGGGTAGTTCATTGATCTCCAACTTTAATGGAGATTTAAATTTACTCTTTAATATTCCAAACAACGATTCATTAAGATTCCGTTGTGGTAGTCGTGAGTTAAAATTAGTTGATGTTACAACTGCAACAGGTGCGTTCACTTCTCGTGCAAGAACAAACTACCGTGCAGAAGGTGTTATTGAAACTAAACAAAGAACAGTTCACGCAGTTCGTAATGGAGAATTAGCACAAGAACCCCTTGAAGATAATCAAGTTATCACTCAAACTTCTGAACGAGTTGTGGCTGATACTGGATGGTGGGATCCTCTTGCCCAGACATTCTTAATTGAACAAAAGGGTGGTTGTTTCTTATCTAAGGTTGATGTATTCTTTGCTACTAAAGATACAGCAGTTCCAGTCACTATCGAAATTCGTGAAGTAGTTAATGGTTATCCTGGAAAACGAGTTCTCCCATTTTCTCGTGTCACACTAAAACCAGAGTATGTTAATATTTCTGAAAACACAGTATTGCTGGATGATGTAGATGTTGCTTCTTATGATACAGCTACTACATTTACATTCCCTAGCCCAGTTTATGTTCAAGAAAATACTGAGTATGCAATCGTTTTAGCGTCAGATTCGAACAATTATAAAGTTTGGATTTCTCAAGTTGGTGATGAGATGCCTGGAACTTCTCGTACTATTTCTGAGCAACCATATCTTGGTTCATTGTTTAAATCTCAAAATGCTTCTACATGGACAGCAGATCAAACGCAAGATTTAAAGTTTACAATTTATCGTTGCCAGTTCCAAACTGGTGTTCCTTCTAATGTTCAATTTAATAATGATATTTTACCAAATGTTACACTAGATTCAGATCCATTTGAAACTAGATTACCTGCTAGTGGTACGAACTATAAAGTTCGTGTATGGCAATCAAATCATGGAATCCCATCAGGGTCTTACGTAACTATTAGTGGTGTTACTGCTAATGTTAATGGAATTCCATTTGCTCAATTTAATACAACTCATACAATTAGTGATGTAGACTTAGACAGCTATTGTATTACTCTTGCATCAGCTGCAACTTCTTCTGGATATAGTGGTGGATCTACTGTTAAAGCGACAAGACATATTCAATATGATGCTATTCAACCATTGGTTCAAGTTCAATCTTTCTCTGAAACTCCAATTAGTTTTGGTTTAAAGGGTGTTACTGGTAAATCTGTTGATTCTACTTCTCAAGCTGCTTATACAAAAGATGCATCTTTTAGTGGTGTTTTAGTTAATGAAACTAATTACTTTGGTGCACCAAAAATGATTGCATCATCACAAAATGAGGCTAACACAGATTTAACAAATGGATTGGGTGGTTCTAAGTCAGTGACATTTAATGTTGTTATGAATAGTTCTAATGACGCATTGTCACCAGTTATTGATACTCATAGAACAAGTCTGATTGCTATTCAGAATAAAGTTAATAATCCATCACAAACTAATATGAATGTGGCAAATTTGGATTATAATACTATTTTATCTGCTAATACAACTATTGCATTTACTGCAGCAACCCAGAGAATTAGTTCTTCTAATACTGCTGCAAAGGCACAATTAGCTACTTTAACTGTCGGTAAATATCTGGATATTACTGGTGACACTCCATCGGGAAATAATCAGACATACTTAATAACCGAAGTTGCTTCTGATGGTTCTTATGTTACATTAAGTGGACCAAATGCAATGCAGGATGATGTTGCTGGCGATGCTATTACTATAGTTCAAAGAGAAAGATTTGCAGCAGAAATTGCTCCAACGGAAAGTTCTACATATAGCAAATATGTTACTAAGAGAATTAATCTAGCAAATCACTCTAACTATCTAAGAGTTAAATTTGCAGCAAACATTCCTGCCGATGCTAGTATTGAAGTTTGGTATAAAACTAATATCGTTGGTTCAAACACTCCATTTGGAAATGCAAAATATACTCAAATGACAGTGGATTCTCCTATCCCTACTTCATCAAATCAAGAAAGTCAATTCTACGATGCTTCTTATTCATTAGATGATTTAGTGGCTTTTGATGCAGTTCAAATTAAACTTGTTATGAAATCTTCTAATAGTTCTGAAGTACCAAGAATTAAAGATCTTCGTGTTCTTGCTTGCGTATAATGGAAGGTTTTGTTAACATACAAGATAAGGATGGTCTCGTGAGAGACCTATCCAGTGGTGCAGTCATAAATACAAATAGAACTGAATATGAAAACTATTTGCAAAAAAGAAATGCCACTAAAGAATTAAATCAACAAATTAAACAAAACACTGATAAGATTGAAAAAATTGAATCAGATGTAACAGAGATAAAAGAAATGCTCGCAATGCTTATTAAGGGTAAACAATAATGGCAACAATCGTACTTCGCAGTGTAAAGGGCAGTCCTCTAACGATTGCTGAGGCTGACGCTAACTTTGATAACCTGAATACTGAGGTTGGTTCTAAATTAACAGCAACTGATTATACTGCTGCAGATGTTCTTACTAAAATTAAAACTGTTGATGGAATAGGTTCTGGTTTAGATGCTGACTTACTAGATGGTTTAAATTCTAGTAACACTGATACTACTGGTAATACAGTTGTCACAAGATCTTCTGGTAATTTTTCTGCTGGAACAATCACGGCTGCTTTAGTGGGTAATGTAACAGGAAATGTAACAGGTAATCTTACAGGAACTGTTACTGGTAATGCAACCAATGTGTCTGGAATTGTTTCTATTAATAATGGTGGAACTGGAGCAACTACAGAATCTACAGCAAGAACTGCGTTAGGTCTTGGAACTATTTCTACACAAGCAGCATCTGCTGTTTCTATCACTGGTGGTTCTATTACTGGCATTACTGATCTTGCGATTGCTGATGGTGGTACTGGTTCTTCAACTGCAATTCAAGCCAGAACAAACTTGGGATTAACCATTGGTGCTGACATTCAACCATTCTCAAATGAATTAACTAATATTGCAGCGCAAACTGGTACTGGGCTATTCATTAAAGGTAGTAGTGGTTCGTACTACCAGAGAACTATTACAGCTGGTAATAATATTTCTATCACTAATGGTGATGGTATTTCTGGCAATCCTACTATTACTGGCTCATCAAATCCATCTGTAAATTACATTGTTAAAACAGGCACAAATGGTGAAGGTGATATCGGACAATCTGCAAATAGATTTAATGTAATTTATGGTACTTCCACTTCTGCTCGATACGCTGACTTGGCAGAAAGATACACAACTGATATTGAATATGCTCCAGGAACAGTTGTTGTAGTTTCTTATGACGAAAATGGTGCTGAAGCAACTCAAAGTTTTGGTGTGAGTCAAAGAGTATTGGGTGTTGTTTCTACAAACCCTGCATTTTTAATGAACGATGAAGCACCTGGACAGGCAATCGCTCTCCGTGGTCGTGTTCCTACTCAAGTAGTTGGTCCAATCAGAAAAGGTCAACCATTAGTTTCTATGCCAGATGGACATGCTGCAAGTGGTGACCATCAAAATTCTTTTGCTATTGCATTAGAAACAAACTTAGACTCAGGTATTAAATTAGTTGAATGTGTAATTTTATAATGATTCATGATAACTCAACCCATTGTCTTTCATAAGACAAATGTATCTCTTTCAGATATACTAATCCCAAAAGACTTAGTGGTCTATCTTAAGACCACTGAGACTTGCCAACTTAACTGCCAACACTGTTTTACGAATGGTGTCAACGGCAAAAAAATATACTTTAATCCCCAACATACGGTAGAGTGGTTTGAACGACTCCAAAAGGAATGCCCATCTTTTAATGGTGGGAATATCACATTCCATGGAGGAGAGCCATTCCTCGCTCCATTAGAAGACATGTACTATGTCTGGGATAAAGTATCAAAGATATTTCCCAATCTTAACTGGTCATGTTCGACTAACCTATGTTTCAATTTAACTGAAGACCATATGCAGTTTTTCAAAACTGTTCTAAAGAACGGATTCTGTACTTCTTGGGATAAGGGTATTCGATTTGAGAACGATAAACAAGAAGCACTTTGGCGAAAGAATCTCCAAACCCTAGTAGATGCAGGACATAATATCACCCTTAACATTAGTCTGAATAAACAGCTAATGGAAATGGATACTACTGAGTTAGTTCTGTGGTTGAATACTTTAGGTGTGAATTGGATTCAATTTGAACGACTAACGCACGATGGCTCGGCTCTGGTAAATACTCATATATTTCCTTCAAATAAAGATCAAGATGACTGGTTCGTTAGAATGCACGAAACCTATCAGACAATAAAACCTAAATATAAAGATGTTCTATTGGAAGGTGTATATTCCTCTTTAACTAAAGGGATACATGGTGGGGTTCGTTGTAGGGATTGTGAACAAAAGATATTCACAATTAATGCCGATGGAACTGTGGCTGGATGTCCAAACGCTGCAGTTGGTAATGGGTTCGGAGATATATTCCAGCCTATTAGAACTTTACTCTCTGCCAGAGGAAGAATAAATAACATTACATGCGAGATAGAAAGAGACCCTCGTTGCTATACCTGTGAAGTATTTGATATCTGTAATAGCGACTGCCACCAACTTAAATGGCAGGGAGATATCTGTGCAGCACCAAAAACACTAATGCAAAGGTTAAAGAATGACGACAGCTGGCGATAATATAACAAAAGTCAATATTACTGCTTCAATGGAAGCACTTAAATCATTCAATAATGATATTGTTTGGCATAGTGCTAATCAACCATTTCAAACAGATATTACTGGCGGTGATGCTACTGGTTATGCAACTCAAACTTATGCAGATGAAATTTCAGATACTAATGTAACAGCATCTACTATTACATTAAATTTTATAGCATATGCTAGACTACTATCTAGAATTAGAAGTGTTCAATTAAAGAAATGGTATCAAAATCAAGGTGATCCAAGATCATCTCTGCAATTTGATGAGACACAAATTACCAATTTAAATACTAACTATGATGCTGTTGCAGCTGGTGTTTCTCTAAACGGAACCACTCCACCTGCGTCAGAAGGAACAATTTCTGCTTCTGAATTAGATGCATTCGTAAATTCTTTATCAGAAGCTATTACTGCAAATAGAACTAATACAGTTCTTATTGAAGAGTTTTATTGCCATAGCAATTGTCATGGTTCATGTCACGGTAGTTTATAATGTATATTGTTCCATTTGATTCTGATACACTAAAGAAAATTATTGTTGGTGAAATTGATTCACCAGAAGTTAACTATAAATATTCGAGTATCAAAGGTAAGAATTTTGTTACCTATTTTAGTAATTTAAAGTATAAAACAATTAATATTGAGTTCGCAGATATTTCTATCGATGAGAAGAAAG